CGCCGCCAACGCGTCGAGGGTCATGGCTCCGAAAATTTTCCCCGCGTCGCCGCCTTTTTGAAACGCGCCGACAAGCACGTTGACACCTTGCGCCACCGGGCCAATCGTGTTCGCGGTGAGGTTGGCGAGATTCGTTTCTGTATCTTTAATCGCGCGGTTGTACTCCGCCAACGCTTTCACGTTTTCGGTTTCAACGACCGTGTTGTGTTCGCGCCACTTCGTGATTAACCCGTCGATGTCGTCGGCGGCGCCCGACATCGCCATTCCCAACTTGGCGCCGAACAGTTCGGCGGCGGCGGTGTCGCGGAGTCCGCCTTGCAGCGTCGACAATCCCTTTTCGATCGCAATGAACAGGTCCGCGCCGTCTTTGTTTTTGATGTCGTCTAGCGACATCCCCATCAAATGCAGTGCATACGCGACCGACGTGTCGTCGCCCGCCGCGCGCCGACTCAGCGTATACAGCGAACGGCCGAGGGTGTCCGCGTCGACGCCGGATCCCGACATAACGCCCGCCAACGCTTGCAAGTCGCCCGCGCTAATCTGGACTTGCTTGGAGAGGTTATCTAACGCTTCCGCGCCGTCGAGAATCTGATTCACGTACTCGCGGGCGAACCGCACGGCGGACAACGCGAGAAACCCCTGCGTCACGCTCACCAGCGACGTGTACCAATTCTGCGTTTCGCTGGTGACATCCTTCGTGGTCGCGGCGATCGTTTTCAGATTGTCCGGCACCTTGTCGGTCATGGTGCCCAACTGGCCAGCGACCTTCTCCGCGTCGGCGGCGAACCCTTTTAACTGGGTTTGCGCGTCGCCCACAGCGGCCTTGTATTGGCTGAAATCCGCCTCAAAGTCCTGTACGATCGCCATGGATTAACTCTAGGAGTATCGCGTAATCGTCGGGGTCAAGCTCGCGGACCCACTCGACGCGCCAGCCGATCCGAATCGCCAGTGCTAAGTCTGACCGGCGGTCGGCGTCGGATCCTCTTTTTTTTCCTCCAGTCGCGCCGCGACCTGTCGCGCTTCGTGGCGGTCAATCGCGCCGCGCAGCTCGGTCATGTCGGGCGGTTCCAGATTGTCGAGGATCGTAAATTTGTCGAGCAGCGCCGCGCCGCGTATCGGGGGCCACTGCTCAAACGTCCAATCCACCAGATACCCGGCGGTTTTCATTTGCGCGTATTTCGTCGGGTCGAACACTAACACCGTCGACCCGTCCTCTTCCTTCGTCACGGTGTCGTGGCAGGCGCGGAACACGGCGCGGGATTCGCCCTGATTCAACACGCGTCGAACCGTCACGGTCGCGCCGTTGCTGAGGGTTAACACGTCGGTGTGGGGTTGGACGAATTGAAAACGCGCCATGTTATCCGCCGGGTTGGCCGAGGGTCGCGGTTAAGTGCGTCGCGTCCGTCATCTGACACGACACCACCGGGAAACACAAATCGCCCCCCTTCCGCGGCGCGGTAAAGCGGACCGATCGCTGTTGGAGCTTGAACGTGTCGGCGGACTTCACGACCGCCGACAGGATCCACGCGCCGGGAGTCTGCTGAATCGTCCACGAGGTAAGACTCGCGGCGGTGAAGTATCCCCACACGATGGCCCCCTCCCCGCCGCGTAACGTCAAGGACTCGAACATGCGTTACGGCGCGACGCCCGCCACCCACCCGGTCCCGTTCCAATACGCCGTGGAGCCGTCGGCCAGGACGATCCGTTGCCCGGTACTCCAGGCGGTCGCCGGTGAGGCGGTGACCCCGGACAACGCCGCCAGATTTCGCGGCGCCGACGCGCCCGCCGGGGTGAATGTGCCGTTGCCGGTCCCCGGACCCGCGCCCGTGGCGACGACTGCCCCCGGCACCTGCCACGACCCCGCCGCCTTGAACGTCCCCGTCACCTTCGGCGAATTCAGGGAACAATCGATCGACGCGTCGAGGTACGCCAACCCTTGCCAGAAGAACGTGGATTCGGTCGTGTTCGGGGTCAACTGCAACGTGCCGGGGACGCCCGACACCGCCGCCTTGAAGAGCGCCAGCTCGGTCGAATTCCAGAACCCGGCGAAACTTCCGGCCACATCCATAAAGCCCGGCGACCAAACCTTGTTGGAATCACCCCAACAGGTGACATCCTCGAAATCGGTTTTGTTATCGAGGGTCCATTTATTCAGGGACGCGATTTGGACTAACGTCGCGCCGCCCGCCGGATCCCACGACACTTTCCCGTTGCGGCCATTCTTAATCGACATTCGTTACTCCTTAGTCGGGCCACGCGCACTCTACCCGGTAGTACCCGCCGTAGTGATGCCACGACAGGGATTTGTCGACTTCGTCGACGACCGAATCCGCCAACCGTTCGTCACGGACGCAATCGATCGACGCGTACCCGGTCGGCGTCGCGATCGGGGTGTCGCCGTCTAACACGTTGTCGATGCGTTCGGCGGCGTCTTTCATCGCGCCGAGCGACGTGTCCGTCGAGAGTCCGACCGCTTGCGCGATATACCGCACCGATTCCAGGCGGCGGTGTTGAAACACCCCGTCGTCGGTCGACTGGTCGACGGTGACCAACACGAACACGCGCAATCCCGGCGGCGGGATCCCGAACCACACCCCGCCGGGGACCAATCCCGCCAACGTCGCGTCGGCTTTGAGCGCGTCGAGGATGACCCGATCGATCTGGCTGGAATCGGGGTTAGACACGGGGCGCCTTTTTCACCGGGAGGTCCGCGAGTTCGGCGCGCATGGCCCGAACTTCGATCGGGGCAATGCGACTGAACACGTGTCCGTGGGGCTTTGGCCCTTTCGTCGTCGCGCCGCCGGTCTCGAAAATCTTGGCGTACACCACGTCGTTGCGGAGCGTCCATCGCGGGTGCAGGTCCGTCGATCGGTCCGTCAGGGTCAACCCGCGTTGCAACCGCCCGGTGACGACCGGGTACCCGTCGTGGATGGCCTGAAAGGCGGCGGTCGCGTGCGTTGTGACGATGGACGCCGCCGCGTCCGCGACCGCTTGCGGATACGCGTCGAGGAGCACCAGGTATCGGTCGAGGTTGCGCCACGCCATCACGGCACCACTTCCGCCGCCAGCAGTTCCGTCGTGCGGTCGCGTTCGTCAACGTTCGACACGTACAGGACGTTGAACGTGCGCCCTTTGAAGGTCACCCGTGTTTGTGAGGTAATCCCCGGATGGTACCGGCCGGTAATGACGTGGGTCGCTTGCGCGACGACCGACCCGCCGCCGATGGATTCGAACGACCGCAACCGGGTCGAGGGCGGTTGAATGGCACACCGCCACGTCGGCGGGTCGAGCGGGAGCCACGACGGCACGAACCCGCCATCCGGATCGCTGATGGGCGGACCGGGGTCGTCGAGGGTCACGACGTGCCGGTAGGATCCGATCGTCGCGCGGGTCGGGTCGATAGAGGACAGGGCCACGCGTCACCCCACGACCGGCGTCCGGTGTCGCCCCAGTAAGTTGATGATGGCGCGCCACACCGCGTCGTCGGTCGTGGCTAAGTCGTCACCCCGGTGTTCGTAATAGTGCCCCAGTAACAACTTGATCGCGTGCACGACGGCGCGCGGCGCGGTCTGGTCGGTCCACGTGCCGTCGCTATCGGCGCCCATCAACGCGCACACCGCTTCCTGCGCCGCGTCGACGAAGGCCGCGATTTCGGTGTCATGGTCGGTGTCGGTGACCTGGAGAAACACCTTGGCATCGGCCAACGGGACCAACGGCACCGACGGATTGACCCACGACACGTCCAGCGGCATCAGTTCACCGTCACCGGGTCCGGGGTCGGGTCATCAGCGGGGGCGGCCGGTTGCGGTCCCGGCGCGGGGGGCACGGCGCCACGTTCCGCCAACGCCGCCAACGCCCACATTTGTTGCTGCATGTACGGGGTATCGCCACCGGGCACCGGTCCCAACCCGAAATACTTTTTGCGGGCTTCGTTCGGCGTCATGGCGCCGGACGCAATCGCGTCGTGTGCGGCTTTCGTGCGCGTCTCCGTGTCCATCCAGATCAGCGAGTCGTAAT